CAACAGTTAGGTTGTATTGTTTGCAAATTAGAACGTGGCATTTACTCACCAGCAGAGATACATCACATAGTTGGCAAGACTAAACGTAGTCACATGAGAGTGCTACCTTTATGCTATCGTCATCACAGAGAAGGCGGTAATAATGAGTTGTTTGCTTCTAGACACCCTTACAAAAAAGAATTTGAGAAAAGGTATGGCACAGAAGAAGAACTATTAGAAAAAGTAGAGCAGCTTCTGCAGCATACAAAAAAATATTTTTTGCGTGAAACACCGTGAAACATTCTGGGAGATGAGGAGAAAATATTTTTCGGGAAAAAGAATTAGGAGATTGATATGGAAACACAAGTTGTAAAAAAATTAGAAGAAGATTTGCATGAACGAAAGCATGAGTGGTGGGCGTGGCATAAAGCTAACCCTGAAGTGTGGAGAAAGTTTGAGGAGTATACTCTTGAAGCTATCAGGAGTGGCAGGAAAAACTATTCACAATGGGCGATAATAAATCGCATCAGATGGCATACTGAAATAGAGACTAAGAGTGGTGAATTTAAAATTAGCAATAACTACATAGGTTTCTATGCAAGGTTCTTTCATGCTAAGTATCCAGAACACAATAATTTCTTTAGACTAAAACCTTTGAAAGAAGAAAAACGCCTAGCTGAGTTGAGAGACTTAGGCTTTGATTAGAAATTACCTATCTGTGTTAAAGGCACATTAGCTTTTTTTCTTAGTTCTGGCACGATAGCAAGTCGCCTATCTCTTTCAGCTTCTAGTTCTTCTAATAGATCAGTCTTAACAAATGCAGACATATCCTCATTTCTTAAGAGACTATCTCTACGTCTACGCCAATTTTCTAAATATCTATCTATGGCTCTAACTTGTGCCTTGACGTTTAAAACTCCTTGATTGCTTGAACGATAGGCAGAATATTCGTTCATACGTCCTTCTTTACGTAATTTGTTTAAAGTTTGTACGGCACGGTCAACGTCATTTCTAAGTTCATAATATTGTTGCTGGATACCACCTGACCTATCTGCATTAACTAATAGTCTATTGATTACAGGTATCTGCGAAATGTTGGGTGGAGTAATTGGTGTGCCTGTTACACCTCTTGCTACTGCATCAATTACATCTAAAATGTAGCCACCTAGAGTTCCAGTATAACCTCTAACAATGTGTTCTATCTTGATGGGTGAAATATTAAAAGTCTCACCAAGTTGTCTAGCTACCTCATTGGTAGAAGCACGTTGTTGCAATGCTGGTTCTAATTTAGTTTGGTAGTAAGGAATTATGTCGGTGTTAGTAAAAGTATTTCTGTTTTGATAAACCTCTGCTATTGGTTTTAATAACTGGATACCAAATCCTGCGTCAAAAAATGGTAAATTAGCTGAAGTACCTAGTTGTCTTTTCATGGAGATTATAGCTTCATCAAGTGCCTTTTTAGACAAGGCATCTTCACCCATGGCTAGATCAAATAATCTTTCTGGAAAAGCTTTAAACATCATGCCAACCTCAAAAGGTATAGGTATTTTTGCAGCATAACCACCGCCTAGAGGTATGACCCAATTGTCATCTCTAACCTCTCTTCTTAGGTTTTTATACTCATCGGTGTCTGAAACTAAGAGATAGTATATTCCTGTCAAAGCAGCTAACATTCCACCTCGTTTCAAGAAACCTAACATAATATCTTTTTTTAGTTGTTCTGGAGACTGACCCGGCTGTAACTTTTTGATAGAAGAATATTGTCCAGAAGCTGATCGCCACAACACATCGAGACCCTGCACTCTTGCATTTAAAAATGGTATTGCCGAAGTAACAATTCTAAAGACCGGTGATAAACCTCTACGTCCAAAGTTAATTATTTCTAAAGCTTGAAACGCTGCTTCTGATTGTGCTTGTGCTTCTGATGCACCATTGGCTTTTTGATCTTTATAAATTGCATGATATACAGCTAGTCTAGTTGCACCATCAGACTTAGTAGTCAATGCTCCGAGTCCGTCCCAAACTTTGTAGAATAAATCTTCGACCTTCATACTATTGTCAGGATTCAAACCTTGCTTACGCATAGCTCGATCAACAAATTGTTTGACACTTCCTTCATCGTTTTGAAAATCGTAACCACCTAATACTCCAAAGGCTTCAAGTTCGTTCATGTCTTGAGTCATGTTGTAAAAGGTATCTTTGATAGGAGTAAAACCTTCACCACCTAATGATAAAGGTACGCCAGAGGTTACTGTTGCAGATAAAGTATCACGCAATAAGTTGACCATGATGAAACCGGGGTCACGGGTTACTGTGTCTCTTAGTATTCTGGCAGGGAATCCAACGACTTTTGAAACTATATCTGTGCTTATACCACCGATACCTTGAATGGCATGAAACATTGCAGGGTCTTTTAAGATGGCAAATTTCTTTTGTCCATCTACAAAATAAGGGATTGTATTCTGACTTTTTCTTTCGGCTGGTGTAGTAGCTTCCATAGCATCATCAGGATCAATGATGTTAAGTTGCTCTATTAATTTACTGACCCCATCATTCTTGAGAGAACCAGTTAGAATTGCTAAAGAGTTTCTTGAGATTGCTTCGACAGGGTTTATATTCAAAGGATTTTCAGACCCTTCTAATTTTATTTGCAAAGGATTATTAGGCAATACCCCTGCAGCGATACGTGGACCTTGGGTAGTATCATCTATCATTGTTTTATAAAAAGGATAATAAGATGAATGTTTTATCCATAAAGCAGCCTGTGCTTCAGATAGTAAACCTTTTCGTTTAGCAAAATCTATAAGTCTGTTGTTCCAAACTTGATAGTTATTGTATGCTTCTACAACCTCTTTAAAATTTTGTTCTATGTACTCTATAGATTCAGGAGCTTTTTGTACGTCTATAGGAGTTTTAACTTCTCTACCGTTTTCTTCTAACTTTGTAAGTCTTTTTAAGGCAGCATAAATTTTGAATATTCTTTCTTTATCGACTTGTGGATCAGAATACAAAGGCATTAATATTTTTGTCAAACCCCCGTAAGATTTACCTGCTTCTTTGATAATAGCTCCAGACATATCTCGTACATCTTCTTTTTCGGGTTCGACAAATTTGTTGTATCTGGCTTGTATTTCTAAAGGTAAAACTTTTGGCAATGAAGATTCACCATCGATCTGATCTACAACATAACCAACATTCAATAAACCTTGAAACACACCTCTGGAACGATCAGCCATACGTATAGCAGCAATTGCAGAAGTTGCAGCGTTGTTTAGTTTATCTCTAACTTCATCATTTATCTTGCCACCTTTGACAAGAGCCTTTTCTATATCGTTGTACTTATCTATTAACTGTGTACGCAAAGAAGAAAAGAAAGTTGAGATAGGCTCTTTGACTCCATCTCTTTTTGTGCCATCTGTTGGGTCTCTAAAGAGTTCAATCATGCGTCTACCGAAAGATTGAGTTGGTCCTTGATAATTATTGTCTACTTGAGTAGCTGCATCTTTTAGTTCATCAGGTATTGTGCCTAATGAAAAATTAGGAATGTCATCTGGTAATTCTGGAGGACTTTGATCTCTGTTGTAATCTAATGCTGCATCAAGAGCAACGTCACTTGCTCGTAGGTTGTATGGTGGTATTTCGCCATTAGGCATTTGCCTTACTTGTTCTTCTATTTCAGCAACAGATCGTTCTAATTTTTTTGCTCTTGCACTATTAACAGGTGCTGAATTTCTAACACCTTCACGCAATGCAAACAGAGGCACATCTCTTGTAATGGTAGGTTCGACCTGAAAATTACCGGGTGCATATTGATAGCTAGGTTTGATGCCTCTTAAATCAGCTAAAACCTCTGCTTCAGCAAGTATATCTTCAAATTTTTCTTGTTCTTCGACTAAGGCTTCTTCTATGCTGCCTTCTGGCGGTCTTTCAAAATATTCACCATCATCATAGTAACCTTCTTCTTGTCTTTCTTTTATCTCTGCTTCTGTCAACATAGTTGAGCTGTAAAGACCATCTTTTACATTATCCATATAGCTTTCTTCGATAGCTTTTAAAAGCATAGGCACATAACCTTGCACTCTGTTCATAGGTACTTCATACCTAAGTATTTGTGTTTGTTTTCGTGGACCAAAAATACTACTAGTTATTTGTCTGCCTATTTTTATAGCTGCCCTACTGTTTAATGATGTGCTGGCATAATCATCTTGAGGTAATTGACCATAGTTTTTAATTACATCACCTTCTTTTAAAGCAATAGCTCTGAATAAAACTAAGTTTCCATTTTTGTTAGTGAATTTTTTTAAAAATTTATTGCTGGCTGCAGCAAGAATTTTATTTTTTTTAAATATATCAGTAATAGCTGGATTTAATTTAGCAGCTTCCTCTAGTGAGGGCGATATACCAAGTCTACTTTTATCAAGTTGTTGATTTATATTGTAAAGGTCTGTGCTGTCTACTTTTACTTTAAGGTTTTGTACATCACTATCTTTAGGAATAGTATCAGCTCTACTAAATAAAGGTAACTGTTCAGGGTCACGCTCTTCTAATTTATTTAGTTCCGAAAGTTTTTCTTGGTAAAAAGATAAGTTCCTTTTGGCTTGTCTAATTCTGCCTTGTAATCTTTTGTAACTGCCCGGTGTCATCAGACCACCCTCTTGCACAGATTCTTTTTCTAATCTGAATATCTGATCCTCAGTGAAATCTATGTATTGTTGTAAGGACTCTTTGGTATTTTCTGGCACAGAAAAACTAGGTACATCGGTAACTTCAGGTTCTGCTGGTCTACCTATTACAGCATCTGCTTCGCTTGTCCGAGTTCTTGGAGTAGCATTTACGATAGTGCCAGCAACAAAGCTATCCTCAAAAGCTCTTCGTATTTGGGCGGTACTTAGGTTGGTAATTTTTCCACCTTGTTTTAAAAATTCAGAAAAGACAGTACCTGCTTTTGCTGGTATTCCTAAAATTCTTCTAATAATTGTGGTGAACTGATCCCATAAACTTTTTTTGGATTTTTTGTCGGTTTTAATATCTTCCATGAATTTTTGCATTACTCTGTCGGTAAAACCTACAGCTAAAAATTCGTGTACATTTTTTGTGCCATAGTTGACATAAAAATCTCTTTCGGATTGTGGTAATTTTTTTAATTCTTGTGCGACTCTTTTTCTTAAATTTTCTAGTGCTATATAATTTTTGTTAGTTTTCTCATCGCCTCTTAAATATTGTCCTAAATGAACATTAGCCTGTGTAACTTGATGCACTAATTCATGCAAAATAGTATTGTAATCAACGCCATGAACTCCGGGTTTACCAACATTGCCAATATCGTTTATATATATTTGCATTGTTTTTCTGCCGTTGTAATCAAAAGGTCCGTGAGAAACTCCTAAATAATTAGAAATTCTTCTACCACGTTGTGGCGGTAATCTATCTGTGCCTTTTTGTATAACTGTAAAACCAAAATCTACATCTGCTACTTTTTTAATTTTGACCATTTGGTCACGGAATCTTTCTGCTAATAATTTATAATCACCTCTTGGACCATTTTTGATTAGCCAATCTAAAACATCTAAAGAATTTTTTCTTTGTCTAGCACCGCCTATACCATTGATAAACTCTAATCTATCTGCTTGCAATTCTTCTATGGTTTTATCTCTGACATCGTAAAGACCTCTAAGTACACGACTAGGAGGTTTGACTACTACCCCTGTTATTGGTTTAGTATCTGACTCAACTGGTACAGGAGTACCTATTACAGTAGTATCTTCAGGTGCACCTTCTGCTATTTCTTTGGCATCATAAGTTACTGATACATCGTTAGGGGTTATAGGCTCGTCATCTTCTACGGTAGGCAAACCTGCATCTTCTGGTGGTCGTTTATCTAACGCCAGCAAAGTTCTTATTTGACCTCGTTCTCTGCTACCAACTCTGCCTTGTTCAATGTCAGCAAATAATTCAGAAGCACGTTGATAGCCAGAGCTTCTAAAAGCTGTGCCTAGTTCAGTAAAGAATTGGACTATCTTGTTGAATATACCATCAACTTTTTTTGGAGCTGTTGGTGTGACATCACGGTGTCTAAACAACTCAGCAATAGCTTCTTCAACAAATAGTTCTTCTGAAGCTTCTGGACTCAAACTGTATTCTTGAGCTAATTTTGTATAGCCTTTTACAGCTCTAGTATAAAAAGTATCACCGGCATCAAAAGCAATTTTACTTACGGCTTGAGGTACTTTCCTACGTTTGACTTCTTTTCTTAAAAATTGGTATTCAGGTTCTGTGATTAAATCCTTTGTACGTAAGGCATGAATGAGTTCGTGCTCAACCAAACTTTTTATTCTTGCACTAACTTCTACGTCTGATAAAACTCCGTCTGGATTTATAGCGTTTAAAGATATAAAAATTATGTCTGTATTTTTATCGTACTCTGCTTCTGCTTGATTTTTTCTTGCTACACTTGGATCAAAAATAATATTGCCTTGTGCATCTGTTCTACGTAGAGAAGTAGTAGATAATAATTCATCGCTAACTATGACACCGGTTTCTTTTAAGCCTACTTTATCAAGAAGTTTTTTTGTTTCTTGTGCAAATTTATTTACTCGTCCTTGTTCAACTGCCTCACGAAAGTTTATTATTTGCTCTTCAAAAGGTTTTGGTGGTATCAAACCCTCTTGATTGATAAGTTCTTGGTTGTAAAGATTGTCTATAATTTCTTGTGGTAACTTGCCTTCTGCTTGTAATCTAGCTCTAAATTGTTCAGGAGTTTCAAAGAATCCTCCTGCTCTTCTAGCTATATCAAACTCATAATTTGGATTTACTTTAAATTTACCTTTTCTTTCAGAAGGTCCGACTCTGCCACTTTTAACTAGATCATTAAAAAATTGTTCGGCAACTTCAGGGCGATTCTGAAAGAACGAAGGATTTAAAACTTTAAGATCATTGGCATTAAAAACAAAGTTACCATCACGTGCACCTTCGACAAAGGCGTTCATATCTTCTACAGTATAAGGACGTGGTCGGTAATCAGGAAAAGGTGTGACGTTATTGAAAGGTTTGAGGGATTGAAGTCGAGCTAAGAATAATTCTCTGACTCCTTTGTTTTGGGTTTTACGAATGTCTTTGATTCCAGTCCATTGCTCGGTAGCAAATTGCACAGCAGGATCATTGAAATCTAATTCTATGTTTTTGGATTTAGCTAGTTCACGATAAGCTTTTAGAGTTGTGTCTACTTTTTCACCAGTTCTTAGTGAATCAAAACCAGCTCCTTCGTTGGCTTGAAACACAACATTACCCAAAGAACGCATCAACTCATTGAATTGTCTATTAGGCAAAGCGTTTTTAGCTTCGGTGATAGTAAAGGAAGCTGATAGAGGTAACCCTTTTTTCGTGAGGTAATCAGATACTAAGGGTAAGCGTTCTTTTCTATTTTGAAATATTTCGTTGTAAGTTCGTGGACCGTAAGCTTGATCCTTTTCTTTCTTAAGTGCAAGCCGTTGCTCTTCGGAAAGACTCTTATCAAAATCTAATAAAGTTTGTAGATTTATTTCGGTGTTATTAGGATCAAGAATAGTAAATCCTAACTGCTTGGCTTGTCCGCTTTCTTGTAAACCTTGGAAGAAATTTGCAAAAGCTACTTCAGTAGCTAGTTTTTTACGCAAGAAGTTAGACTCTGTTTTGTTTTTAAAAGCTAAAGCTTTGTTTTCTTCTTCAGGCTTGAAGGATTGTAGAACAGGATTGTCTGGATTATTAATATCAACAACTGAGTAAGATGTATCTGGATTCTGTATTACAGCTAGATCAGGGTTTGGTCCAAGATTTTCAGGTACTTTTATGTCAGGTATTTTGACAATAGGTTTTTCTTGGAAAACTGTTAGTTCTCCTTGTTCTTGAGCTTTGGTAAATTTTTCATCGTTATAAACACTGTAAAGTTTTTTCCTAGCAGCTTCTTCTCGACTTTTTAGATGCTCTAAAGTCACACTTCTGCGATTCATAGAGTTTACTAATAAGTCAGCACCAGCACCGATGATGCCACCAATTGTGAATTCTTCAAACAAACTTTCACCGATTGGCAATTCATCACTATATAAACCTCTAGCAACAAGGTCTTGAGCTACACTAGCGAATACTTCTTGTCCACCTTCAAACGTACCAGTTAATGCAGCAGATTTTAATTTGTCTCTTACGTCTGGATACTTCAAGACGTTTCTAGGTATGCGTCTAAAGATAGCTGCAATAGGTAAAATCTCTGTTGTTCCTATTGCACCACCACCTAGTAATGCTAATTTTTCAGCTACCGGACCGACTTCTTCGCCCATAGCTCTTGCTGAATCTATACGGTCTGCTTGAGCTGCTATGCCTGTAGGCACAGCTAAAGCTGCAGGAATTCCAAACGCTCCAGTTACAGGCTTGACTACACCTTCTTTGGCTAATCTTGCTCCCAACATACCAGCACCTAAAAATGGTACAAAAGAACCTGCACCCTCTGCAAGTTTGGTTGTAAATTTATCTCTAAGATTTGGGTCTGAAGCTAGTATAGAATCTGTTCTGAGATATCTTTGCAAACCTTGTAAAGCTTGAGTTCTTTCATCATCTACGCCCAAAGTTAAAGCTGAGATACCTAATGGCACATCTGTCAGTAAACTAGCTGCACCACGCAATACAGACTTAGGTGCATCAAGCACCCGTTCAAAAACTCCAGCTCGATTTATGTCTATGCCAAAATCTCTCTGTAGTTCTTTTGCAATTGTATTGCGAGTTTCTATTGGTAAATCAGATGGTAGATTTAAAGTTCTACCATCTGGTAAGTTTATTTTTTCCACTTATGTTGCTGTAGCAAATTGATCGTAGGTATTAGCACTTTGTAGAGCAAAGCCTTGTATACCTGATAATTGATTTATTAATTGATTTCTTAAACCACCTAACCTTCTCATTTCGTCAGCATCGCCATTTTCATAGGCAGCTTTGTAAGCATCGTTTATGACATCAAGCTGATTAGTCAAACTTTCAATAGGCATATAATCAGTTTCTGCTTCGGCTTTTCTTGCTCTAGCTAAATCATATAGTGCTGCCATTTCAGCTTCACTTGCTGTTGCTTGTTCAAGTGCTTTTTGATCGGCATAACCAATTAATCCTGTACCTAATTCTTTAGGTGTGCCACTACTCATTAACAAACCACCTAACTTAATTAAGTCATTGGGGTCAATAGCTGCTTTACTATCTTTTGTTTCCGTAGGTGTATAAACAAAATCACCAAAATCTTCAGCTTCTAAAGGTTTTTTACCATCAGGCATAAGAGATTGTGCTAACAGACTAGCTCCTGCTGTAGTTCCTAAAGCTCTAACAGGACTAAATTTTCTTCCTGCTACAGCAGGTAAATTAGTTCCGCCCATAGGGATCATTTCTCGTCTTGCTAAACTAGGATTGCTAGGCATACCTTGTCTTGATTTAATAATTTTTTCTGCTGTTGCTTTTCTTGCAGTATCTACATCAGGTTTGGTAAAAGGATTTCTAAAATAATCTTTTACTCTAGCTGTAGTTTTAGGAGCTATTCGAGGTGCAAGTCTACTTGCAGCTTGAAAACCTGCTCTAGCTCCAAGACCAGCTAGACCAAGACCGGGTATAGCTAGTGAAGCATCTAAAAGTAAATTACCTACTCCACCTAAACCTCCTCCATATCTATTACTAGCAAAATTAGAAACTCTGTCAAACAATCCGGGAACTGGTTTGGTGCGTTCTGCTTCCATAGCATCAAACAAAGCTTTAGCTTGTAAATACTGATTGTATTGATCTAAATAAGTGCCTTGTCCAGTAGCCATACCTTTTACTTGTCCACCAGCAGCCATAGTCTGCATAGGTGGTGTCATTGGAGGAGCTGCATTGGGGGAGAAGTCCATGCCTTGTGGCATAGTTTGTGTGAACATAGGGGACTCAGATGCAGCTCCAGAAAATTCTTTTACTCGTTCTTCGGCAACGGTTGTTTGTGCAGCAGGCATAGAAGCCATGTATGCTTGTTCTGCATCAGTACGTCTTTTAATTTCAGATAGCACTAAATAAACAGGATATCTGCCGTCAGGATTATTTGCTTGGGAAATTAATTCGTCCTTAGAAAGATATTCTAAGTCGTTTGCCATATCAATTAAACTCATACTTCACCTCTTAGTGACTTAAATAAACCTGCTCCAGCTAAACCAGTTCCAAAAACATTTTGGAATAATCCCGGCTGTGCGTCATAAGTGCTTACTCTTGCATCTTGTATCAAAGGTGCACTTCCATATAAAAGATTAGCTAAATTACCAAGTTGTCTTGTTGTATAGTCTCTTTGATTTATAAAGTCACCATATCCTATATCTAAACCTGCTTGTTCCATAGCTCTAATAGATTTACCTATAGATTCTAAAGCTCCAATTCTAGCTAACGCATCTTTTGAAATTGCTCCACCTAAATTAGTCAGTTGTTTTGTACCTTCTAATGCAGCTCTGTCATATGTTTGATCGGCAACTAAACCTAGTTTATCTGCATCTTGTCTAAATTTTTCTGCTAATTGTGCTTGAGCTATATCCATCTTACGTTCTTGCAAGCCAAGTGCTTGATCTTTTCTGTATTGATCTAGTGCTTGTCTAAATGCTAAATCAGAACCTTTTGTTTGTATATCGCTTAGTCTTTGACCTAAGTTTCTTTCTCTTTCAGCTTGCATAATAGCTTCTCGATAACCACCAAGACCACCAGAAGTTGCAGCCTTAGAAGCAATGTCTAATCCTGTTTTAGCTGAGTCTCTTATAGCTTCTCTTTTAGCTATATCTACCACACTTTGTTGATATGGATTCATATAGCGACTCATTGATGTATCAAAGTCTGCTCGTTGATAAGGATTTACTTCAAATCCGCTTGTAAAATCACGATCTTTTAACAAGTTTGAGCCAACAATACTACTTAAACCAAAAGATGCGTCAGTCAATTCTTTTGGCGTGCCTGCAAAAGCAAAGCCTCTACCCATGCCTTGTGCAGTAAGTTCGTCACTAGAAAAGTCTGCTATTCTTTGTCCACCATAGGGTGTATAAGGCTGATTGCTTTCAGCCTCTGCCCTAGCAAAAACACGCTCTACATAAGGAGCAGCATACTCCGGTAAATTTGTTTGCCTTACTGTTTGTGTAGTTGGTGCACTACTACCACCACCTTTCATGAATCTCATGTTTTTTCTCCATCAAATCTAAATTCAAAAAATCTTGCTGTTTCTTTCCAACCTAAATCTTTCTTTCTTATCCAGTTCCAAAAGCCTTCACGTCCTATACCCTCAACACCATCACAATCATTATCTTTGGCATATTCATAAAGCACATCTACACCATCGTAAACCCAATCGTCCATGTGTTTACCTGCTAAATGTTCTATATGTAACATTTTAAGACCGCTTGGATAAGTATGTACTTGAGTAATAATACAACCAACAATATTTACAGTGTCTTGTTCAAATATAATCCAAAGATTACACTCTCTTGTGCCTAGCTTATATAAAATATCTATTGTATTAATTCTGCCGTAAGATCGTTGGCAAGATCGTTTTAATATTTTTTCGCATTTAAGCCATACATCTTCTAAATGTTCTGGCAATATTAAAGAGACTTCATACTCTTTGTTCATGTGGCTAACATTCTCTGATTAGTAGGTTTGGCTTGTTTGGTTGTACCGGTTTTTTCTTGTCTTATTCTGTTTAAATCTTGATCTAACTTTTTAGCTCCAGCATCTGAACTACCGTCACCATACATAGAAACAACATCAGCAGGAACTATATATTCGTCTTGAGAAACAGCTACAGGGTCTTTGCCACTTATAGTGCCGTAAATGTCATCAGCCATTCCTCCTGCAGCATCACCTGTAATCATGCCTTCGTTTTGATTACCCGGCATGACTGCATTTAAAGCACGATTACGTACTATTCTAAAAGCTTCAGAACCGTACTTGTCTGTAAATCTATCTACTACTGAACTATCTTGAGACTGCCCTAGTAAAAAACCAACTAGTTCTTGAGTTAATGGATCATTAGAAATAGCTTCTGCCTCTGCCATAGTCATTTCAGGTGTAGTAAGTTCTGTTTCTCTACCTTCCGCCATATAACCCATTTCGTTTCTAACACTTTCTGGCAATTTAGGTAAACCTGTATTGCCTTCAGGAATAGGTTTTAAATCAGTTTGTTTACCTTCTTTCATAGGTTGCAAATCTTCTGGTCTAATTGGCTTGTAAGGATCAATAACCATTGGTGCTGTTAAAACACTTGGTATATAACTAGCTGTATTAGTCATAATTGGCATTGGGGTTTTTTCACCAGTAGGATTCAAAGCTGAAAAGCTTGGATTTAATGATCTGAAATAATTAATTTCTGGATCAAACCCTGCCCTAAAATTTTCTGGAATTGCTAAAGTTTGACGTAAAGTATTAGGGTCTAGTTCTATAGGATCATCACCTAAATCCTCAATACCTTCTTCTTTTTCAGTTTCAACAACTTTACCTTTAGCGTATTCAGCTATACCAGATAGACCTGTTTTTCTACCAGCTTGCATAGGCATAACTTCTGGGAATTGCTCTCTAAGTTCAGCTCTTCTAGCATCGTATATTTCATCTTGTGACATACCCGGTTCTGAGTCCATGAAATCTAAATATGCTGTACCGCCTACGCCTCCAGCAATAGGCAAGTAAGTTCCGGGTTGAGTTAAGGTATTAAAAGCTGACGCAGCTCCTTGTCCTAAATTAAAATTGCCTGCAGCATCAGTAAATCCACGCCCTGTAGTTTTATATATGCTTTCAGAAAGCTGATTCATTGGCGTATTATAAAGACCACTAACAGTATCTTGAGCAAAAGGCACGCTGACATCACTTACAAAACTACTAAAGTTTGCTGGCTGTGATGTTTGAGCTATAAATTCTTTACCTGCCTGATTTATTAAAGGATTTGTTACTGGGTCAAAAGGTTGTGTAAGTAAATCTGCTGCCATTTCAGGTGTAAATACTGTAGGTGTTTGCACAGGTCCAACAAATTGTGGAGCATTACCTTGTCTCATTAAATTTGCAGCGTTTCTACTAGGTTGTAAATTTGGAGCACCTACTTTGATACTTTTAAGATTGACAGAAGGACCAGCAACATTACTGCCGAATTGTTTTGCACTTTCTTCTGTTAAAAATTTTGCATATTCTTCAGGATTAGTAAATTTATATTGAGCCAAAGAAGGATCACCGGATAAAATATTTTCTCTAACAAAATCTGCTTGTGTGCCACTAGCTATAGCTTGATCTGCCTGACCTAAAACTTCTTGTTCTATACCTGTCTTACCAAATCCTTGAGCTACTCTACCGAGACCGTAACCAGTTAATCCAGCTAATACACCTTTTTTAAGATCGCCAGTAGCAGCAGTTTGTGCAAGTGCTGATCCTAAAGAAGATGCTAACAATGGTGATAAACCCCCTAAACCTATTGCACTAAAAGCAGCCGGACCTAACATTGAACCTAAAATTGGAGCAAGTATAGGCAAAAAAGCTTCTGGTAATCCTGTGTCTGGATTTATAGTCAAAGGCACATTTTGTGCTAATGCCTCAACCTCTATAGGGTTTACGTGCATTAACATAGTGTCACCATAACGTCCTTTAGACGTTATATTTTGTATTTGTTGTTGAAGATCATTCATATCATTCCTCCGTTGTTTCACAACCAAAAGCTGTAAAACTTAAATTGCCATCACTGGCGTATACATTAATTTTATCTGTTTCTGTAACTGTTATCCCTATAACTATAGTGTCTGATGAGTTAGCTGCTAAAGCTTTGTCATAAAATAAGTAATCTTTATTACTAGTAGTTGCACCACTAACTGCAACACTTACTCTATAAGTAACTCCTGAACCTGATCTATTACAAACTACAATAGAACTAATAGTTGTTTGAGTAGCAGCAGGCACAGTGTAAAGAATAGTTTCAGTTGTACCTGATGGTGCTTGTTGTCCTAAAACTTTTAAAGTGTCAGACATTGCCTTTTGCTCCCATTAATAAAAACTGATGTCGTCTTACTGCTTTAGAAGCAGCAGAAGTTTTTAAACTTTCTATAGCATTTATTTCACTAAATACATCTTGAAACAATTGCTCAATAGTTCTTCTAGTAATTTGCTCATTAGTCAATTCATAATCTGGCAAAGGCAATGGTAAAGGAGGTGCTGATTTACTAGCCATTATTTAGCTCCATCGGGTCTTATTTCAAATCTAGTGTCGCCTAAACGCCATTTAAAATCACCATCGGCATTTTCTATTCGTACTGCTACTTGTCGAGTTCTACCTCTAGTATTTTTATAGTTTGTTGTTGCTGTCAAAGCAGAAGTAGATAAAGTGCTTTGTGTTTCATTAGGATAGCGTCTGCCTTTTAAAACTAAATTAACTGTGTCATTTGCATTTGATGAATCTTGAAATTCTATGTCAGGAATTATTTTAGATAAATACATAAACTGTTCACCTGCAGGGTCTAAATCTATATCGGCAGATTCTATGTAAGCAGGAAAAGCTGTGCCATCTGCTAAATTACCTGACTCATGGTTATATAAATAATTTTTATCTGTATTGTCTAACTTACCTGCTGCTAAAGGATTAGTTAAAGTTGGTGCATCGTCCCAAGCTGTACGAGTAAAGCTGTCATTAGTTGTGCCTATTGCCCAAACATTTTCTGCATAATTATAAGTTACATACCTATCTATTTCGTTGCTAGCACTAGAAGCATAAAACCAAATAACTTCATTGTGTTCAACATTATTAGCAGCAAAAAATTTAAACTTAGCACCTTTGTTCATGTCACTAAAAATATGATCTAAAACTGTGCATGGTAATCTTTCAACATTACCAGCAGCACGATAAAAAGCTCCATCGTCCATAAAGTAAACTATGTTACCTACAGAAGCACCAGCTTTTGGAGCTATCATTCCTATACCGCTAGCTATTTCATTAAAAGAAAAATAAAATGGTGAACCAACAAATCGCATAGAAAAAATACTAGAATCAGTAAAAACTAAAGTTTCTTGCCTAGTAGCTATTGCTCCAACAATCTGACTACCAGATGATAACTTTACTCCACCAGATGAATTAGTTGCAGATGGTGTCCAATCAACTAAACTTTCTGAATCAGACCATCTTACAAATAAAGGATCAATAGTAGAACTGCCTATCGGATTACAACCAAAAGCTAAAACGTGCCTATCTACATCTGAGGTCATAACTTGCAAAGCAGCTATAGGACAATCAGAAGCACCAGCTAAAGAACTAGCAAGCACACTTCTATTAGCATCAAAAAAACCATTACCTATTGTGCCATTACTTGTACCATTTGCACTTTGCCAAACATACAAAGGTCCGCCTCTAGGTATTGCTACAGTATCTACACCAAAATTATCTAGCGACCATAAACGTAATTGACTATTTACAGCTACTGGACTGGTACTACCAAATGTGCCATCACTCCATGTGCTTGCACCCCAACCAGTACCAGATACATATTCATCAAGACCTGCATTTATATAATACTGTCCAGCCGTACTGCCTCCACCATTACCGCTATCAGAACTATTTGCAGTCACGCTGAGTGCTATGGTGTATGAGTTTGCGTTGACGTTAGACAAAACTTTATGTTCAGTATTTAAAACGTCTGCAGTTATATTGCCACCTAAAGTTGCTGCATCTTTAAATCTAACAAAATCTCCGGGATTGCAACCATGGTTAGTATCATTAACTGTTAGCGTAGAAGAACCATTTGTAATAGCAAAAGTAACATCACCTGCAGCAGTTGTATTTCTAACTGCAGTCACATCGTAAAAAGCATCACCTTCTTGCACATACAATTTTTGATGTGTGCCTAATATATTGTAGTGTGTTAAGCCTGTGTCTTTATAAGTGTGTATAGCTCGACAAGTACCATCAAAACTATTAGGAGAATTTTTTGTCCAGCCACCTATTTTTTCTGGACGACCTAATCTAAATCTAATTTTATCTGAATCTAACCAACCACCATCATTTGCATAAGAAGTAATTTCTTTATTGATTCCGGGTTTGAATTGAAACTTAACCAAAGGCATTTATACTGTCTCCCATGCTTCACCCTCAAAGAGCAAAGCTTCTGCTTCTCTTCTTCTAACCAAACCTTCTAAGACTTCGCCATTGCTTTTATTCCAACGCTTCATTTGATTTGGCACAGTATGATAATCACCTGCATTCAAAAGTTTTAACATAGTTGAATCATTCAAATTAGTTGGACCAAGGTTATAAGTCCAACAAACTAAAGCATCAAATTGATTTTGTTCTAAAGATACTGTAACTAATTTTTTTACATAATCCTCATACTCTATTAATTCTTCTTCAAGCCAAGCTTCAGCTTGTTCTTGTGTACAAGTATCACCTTCTTTTACATCTTTGATTCTGCCGTAAGCTATTGTCCATTTATTAGCAGGGCATAAATATGCTTCTAATTTACAACCTTCAAATTTTTTAATTAAGGCTATGCCTTCCTGTGATATGTGCATATTACTCTCCCGATTTAGTAGTGGTAACTTTACGATAGTACACCACAACTTCTTTAAGTTCATTTATATACCTCTTTAGCTCTTGTGTGTTGTAAGCCATCAATTCGTAATCTGGAACAGACATAGCTACAAAAACAACTTTGCCTTGGTCTTTTTCTATAGTAGCTAAAAACTCTTCTAAGTTTTTACTAGATACCACATACCAATAAGGTTCTTTTAAATCTATCTCTCTTGGTAAGATAGGCTGAACAATAGTTCTTTCTAATGGTTTTGTTATTACTTCTACTTGTTTAGTCGGTATTAGACTGCAACTGTAAACCATCATCAAGGACATCAATATTACGACTGATCTCTTCAATACTTTCAAATACATCTTTAGTTCCTTTATTTACTCTGGGTTCTATCAAACCGGGTTTTGCAAAAGCTAGCTTACTTAAATCGTGTCTTTTAAAAACATCTAAGTAGCGTTGCATTTCTGCTTCGTACTGTTGGGTTTTAGATTGCAATTCTAACAACCCTTCAGTTTGTAATTTAAAATCATTTTGCAAGCTTTCTATTGCTGCTTTCTGTTCTTTGTCTCGTAGTTCAAAAGCTTGATTTATTTGAGCTAGTCTAGAATTTTGCCAGTACAAAAAACTACAAGCTAAAAATAATATGCCTACTACACCTAATAATATTTTACTCATATGTATAAATTTTTAATGGAAATACTTTACCTTTAACTGCAACTGGTTCTAATTCTTTAAGATTATAACCGCATAAACTTTCTGTTGTTTCGCTTATAAGCAAGTCTACTTTTCTTTCTTTAGTAGCACTTTCTAATCTAGCAGCTACATTGACAGCATCACCTATAGCCGTATAGTCAAATCTAGTTTCTGAACCCATATTGCCAATCGCAGCAGGACCAGTATTAATACCTATACCTATTGCTATTTCTGGCAATCTTTCTAATTGTAATTCTAAAGCTAACTCTTTAATGTTTTGTATTATTTCTACAGCACAATCAACTGCTGCTTTGGCATGATCTTCTAAATCTAAAGGTGCATTGAATATTGCCATCATTGCATCACCTATATATTTATCTACCATACCGCCATATTTTTGTACTGCTTTTTGTTGTGCTGTTAATACTTTGTTCATAATGTATGTAACATCTTCAGGTTTGAGTTTTTCTGACATAGCTGTAAAACCTCTTACATCAGTAAATAAAAAAGTAGCGGTTTTGGTTTCACCTCCTAGCTGCAATAATTCAGGATTGTCTTGTAAACGCTTGACTTGTTTGGGATCAAGATAATGTTCAAATTGTTTTTTAATTTGTTGTCTGAGTTTGTATTGTTCTCTGAACCTTAAATAAAAAGCTGTAGCAGCTACTATAAATTGTGCAATCAAACTCCACGTAACATCTATTAAGATTCCTTTTTGTATTAAATAAAAACCTAAAAAACCAGTAGTAAAAAATAAAACACTACTTATAGTTATGCCTGCCGTAATACCAAAATAAAACAAACTAAACCAAATTAACAAAGCAGATATTATTAAAATGCTAAGTTCCGCAAACATACTCCAATCAGGTATATATGGACTATCTTGTATCAAAAGAGATTCTGATAATGCTGCTTGAATTTTGTGTGGTTCTAATAAACCAACAGGAGTAGCTATTTGTGGCATAACACCATTAGCTGTAACTCCTACAAAAACAAACTTACCAAACACATCTTGCTCCTCTAAGGTTGTTTGTGGCGTGTCAACCCAACTAATCCATTTTCGTCCTAGACTATCTGTTTTTACAGGAGGTATACCCTGTACTGTTATTTCTTCTATGCCGTTTACATTTGATTTTATTATGTAAGTTTTAGCACCAGTCAAAATTTTTAAAACTTCTGTTCCAAACGCACTTACAAAACCATCTGGAGTTTGTAATAGTAAAGGTATTCTTCTTACTAGATTATCTATATCTACTGGTGCTGTTGCTATACCTTGAGTAGCAGATTTTTTCAAAATATCTATATTTTCTACTACACCCAAAGTTTTAATACTGCTCGGCAAACCTTCGCCTAGATAAACAGTGCCGGAAGTTTTTGGAAACTTGCCATTATTAGTTTCAAACATAGCCAAGATAGAGGGGGATAGACTTAGTGCTGAAGCAAATTGTTCATCACCGTTGAATCTATCGTGCTCACTAAATGCGATAACCCAACCTACACCTAGTGCACCTTTCTTGAGTAAATCTACGTGAATATTAGCGTAGTCTTGTCTTGGAAAAGGAAAGCCACCTCTATCAGATACGTCAGCTTCTGTAATATTTAAGATCACAAAATTACCGGAAGGTTCTTGTGTTTTTACAAAAGCATCAAAAGTTTTTAATTTTAATATTTCTAAAGGAAAAGCATTAAAAAACATTGGTGTTAGTAAAATTAACAATAAAGGAATAATTAATTTTTTCATAAAACTTTTTCCCAAAAAATATTTTTATTGCTGTGTCAAACCAATCGTTGTATCACCGCCACCATTTACTTTTACAGTTTTTACGACTCCATCTTGTTCAAATATTAATGTATAAGCATTACTGCCATCTAAATCTAAACGTAAATTTTGATTTACATTTCTGCGAAAACTTACAAATTCTCCTGTTACAAGAGTTGTAATTTGTGTATCTTTATCTTGACCTAACTCTGTGCCTACAATATTTATACCTGCTACTTGTTTTAATTTATCTTCTTCTTCAGCTATTGCTAGTGCGTCAGCTACGTCTAATAAATCTTCTAAAAAATTAACGTCTAAAAAATTTATATCTAATTCAGTAAATTCTAATTCTTCTTCTGAATCTAAAAAATCTTCATCAAGATAATCAATATCTAAATCATTAAAATCTAAAACAGAGTCTTGTTGCTTTGTTGCAGTTTCTACTAACTCTTTATCTTTTTTTGGTGGCGTAACAATTAACATATTGTCAATTAAATCTAGCGTCAAATCTAAAACTAAAGGTTTAGTTGGTGCTGATTCAAATACAGATACAGTAGTTGATTCAAAAGGTTTGTTTAACAAAACGCTACCAGTAGCTGTTACCACTTCTATTTCGCCACTAGATAAACCTAATCTATCTGGTAATAAAATAATTAAACTTCTACCTAGTTCGTCAACTGTTGCTGTGAAGTCTGTGCCTCTTATAGCTATGTTTGCTGTAGGTGTAGATAACTTTATATTTTGTTTATCTATTTTATTAAATGAACCAGTTATAAATCTTGCTGTGCCTAATGTAAACTTTAAAGCCATTTTAGATTTACTCGGATCAGGATTAAAAATATATTCGTCTATTACTAGCTCAGAATATTCAGTAAGTTTTACCTGCGAATCATCTAAAAATTTTATTGCGAGTCTGCCATTCTTGGTAACTGCTTGATCATTTTGTTGAATGGCAAACTCTAATTCTGCGGTATAAGGTTTGTCTCTAACTATTTCGGCATTGCCATTTAGTTCTGATATATCTCCAATATCAAGGGCAGGAAGTTGTTGTGCCTTGATCGTTTTGGTTGATACAGAAAGTACCATTAGAACCAGTAGAATTAATTTGTAACCAATCTCTAGCAAGTGTGCTTTGCTGTGTGACATCAATATTTCTTGAACCTCCAGTATGTGTTAAATGAAAGTAAGCATTAGCACTAGCATTTGTACCATCGCCATCGTAAGTAATAGTGTTGTCATTACCATCTATGTTCATATAGTTAGTTGCACCATCTATATCTATACCAGCAGTCAAAGAATTTCCGCTACCCTGTATAATCCAATCTAAATCTAAAGCAGAAGCTAAAGCTGCAGTTGCTTGATTCAGAGTTAAGTTATTAGTGTTACCAGTAACTTGTACATTTACATTAGAATTATCTGCTCCAAAAGTATTACTAGGATCAGTTTGCATAGTAAAAACATTGCTGTCTCCAGAAAAATTAAAAAATCCTGTATAGCTATCTGCAAAAATATCACCTAAAAATTTGTTAGATGAACCTATTTGATTTATGTCTAATGTCATAGAAGCACCATCTAAATCCAATGCTGTCATTGTGCCAGTTACTGAATTTAATCCTCCTATTATATTGCTACTACCTTGTTGCTCTATATCTAGATTAGCAGTAGCACCTGACTGATCTATATATATTTCGTTATCTGCATATGAAACCATAACAAACAACAAAATAAATATTTTTATTAAGTTATTCATAAGACCAAAACCTCCTTTCATATCCTATCTTAACTATTTCTAGAATCGCTCCTTCGATTGCTTTTTGCAAAGCTATCGTTGGACTTTCATTGACTGCATTACCAACTTCTATTTCTACAAGTTCTGT